AATTACTTTTAATTGTAGCTACTATGTCAGCGGTTATTGGTTCCTGCTTTGGTATCACTCTTACAGCTAAGCACTACAGAGCCGAAATTGCTCAAATGCAGACTGAAGCTATAAAAGCAGATCAAGAAGCTACAGTTAAGCAGCTTAATAGAGAGCACTATTGGCAGGAACAGCAGAGACAGGCAGAAGCAGAGGCTAACAATGAACTTCAGAAAATTCAAGATAAGTATGATAAAGCTCTGTCTATGCTTAATGTTGCTTAATGTTCGTAAATCTGACAGCGTGCACGTCAACAGTGACAGTGCCAGTGAAACAGCATTGTCCACAAATTCCAAAACTCTCAACTCAGTATCAGCCTGTAACTGTCAATGCGGTGACAGAGACAGAACAAAACTTCAGAGACTATATCAGCGACAATTAACGATTGCACGTGATTGTGACATTACGGCTGCACACTACAATGCACTGATTAAATTATATGAGAGTTTAGAATGATAGTTCTCCAAATAGCTGCGTGCGTAGTAATTGCAATTGGCATTTTTTGCACACTTTCGATTTTTGATGAGATTGATGAGTAATGATTTATACAGATGTCATTTCACAGCAAAAGCTTGCTGATACTCTTGGCATCTCAAGAATTGAAGTTCGTAGACTTACTGAGAAAGGTATTTTTGTTCTTGATGAACATAAAAAGCTGAGCCTGTCACAGGCAAAAGAGGCTTACGAAAGATATCGCAAGACCTTTGAAGCAGAACAGCTAAGCAAAAAGAGAACAGCTGCTAAGAAAGCTTTAGAAGGTATTGCACCACAAGATCCAACATGTTCTGACTTTGCTCAAGTATATAAACGTTGGGTAAATAACGTTGAGGCTGATCCTGTATCAGTTCTTAACTCAGCTAAAGCTTACTATACAGCCGTACTGGCAAAAGAAGAGAAGATTAAGCTAGATGCTTTAGAGCGTTCCCTTATTCCTGTAGAGGAAGTTGACGCTGACGCTGAAAAGGTCGGTAATTTAATCCGTTCAAAATTAACCACATTACCTTCACGTGTATCAACCATGTGTGAAGGCAGAACCGCAAGAGACATTGAGGAGATTTTATCTGATGAAATCAACAATGCTCTTGAAGAATTGCACGAGCTATTCATCAAATAGATTTGCCAGAGGTCTTGCTAAGACTTTAAAGCCTAGACCAAAGCTTACAGGTTCTCAGTGGGCTGATACATACAGAATGGTAGCTGCAGGAACTTCTCCTGAACCTGGTCTTTGGAGAACTGCACGTGTGCCCTACATGAGAGAGCCTTTAGATATGGCTACAGCTCACTCTGTAGAGAAAGTTGTCATTATGGCAGCATCTCAGGTAGCTAAATCAGAGTTATTGATAAACGTTCTAGGTTATTACATCGACCAAGAGCCTTCATCAATCATGATGGTTCAGCCTACAGTTGAAGCTGCAGAGGCATTCTCCAAAGAAAGAATTGATCCTACCTTACAGGCATCACCTGCTTTAAGAGATAAGATGTCTCAGCCTGTAGATAAAGAGAAAGGTAGAAGCCGTAAGGCAGGATCAACCATCCGTATGAAGAACTTTACAGGTGGTTATCTTGCAATGGTAGGTTCAAATTCACCTGCAGGACTGGCATCAAGACCTATTAGAGTTCTTTTGGCTGATGAGATTGACCGTTTTGGGTCAACACAGGAAGGCGATCCATTAAAGTTAGCTGTTCAGCGTACACAGAACTTCACAAACCGTAAGATAGTGTTCGTATCTACACCTACTACCGAGGTAAGAGAAGGCGGTCCTACTATCTACTCGGAATTTATGAAATCTGACCAACGTGAGTTTATGGTCAAATGTCAAAAGTGCGGTGAGCGCTTTGAAATGTCATGGGGCAATGTTCACTGGGATAAAGACGGAACAGGCACCGTAATAGAAGACAGTATCAGAATGGAATGCCCACATTGTCATGCAAAAGTTCGTGGCAATGGTAAACCTGATCCTTACCTTCTCGAGAGTGGTATTTGGGTTGCTAAAGTACCTGAGGTTAAAACTGTTGGATATCATCTAACTTCTCTCTGCTCTCCATGGGTTGAACTTAAAGATCTTGTATCTGATTTTGTTGAAGCAAATCGTAAAAAAGACAAAGCAGGTCTTCAGGAGTTCATTAACTTAAAGATTGGCGAGCCATGGCATGAAGATGAAGCAGATTTGAACTTATGGGAAAAACTGTCAGAACGTAGAGAGTTCTATCCTAATACAGGACTTCCTAAAGAAATTTTGATGCTGACCTGTGGTGTTGATGTTCAGCATGATCGTCTTGAGGCTACTGTCTTTGGATGGGCTAAAGATTACGAATGCTATGGTATTAAACACGTCATAATACCTGGCGATCCAAAGTTGTCAGAAGTATGGTCAGCTCTTGATGTAGCTCTGCTTGAAAAGTTTGAACTTGAAGATAACAGAGAGCTTAACATCTCCTGTACGTTTATTGACTCTGGTGACGGTACTCTGACTGATAGGGTGTATCAGTACACTAAGCCACGTGAACGCTCAAGAGTGTTCTCTATTAAAGGTTCGGCAACTTTAGGCCGTGCGATTGTTGATAGACCTACTAATAATAATCGCTATAAAGCTCATCTCTTTGTTTTAGGTGTTGATGCCGGCAAACGTCTTGTAATGCAGCGCCTTGCCATTCAGGATATTGGCCCCGGTTTTGTTCACTTTCCCCGTGGTCGTGATAACGGCTTTACTGAAGAATACTTCAAACAGTTAACAGCAGAAGTTTTCTTCAGAAAGTACGAAAAGAGCAAAATCACAGAGGGGTGGAAGAAAATTCGAGAGCGTAACGAAGCGTTAGATTGTTGCGTTTATGCGACGGCAGCAATTGAGTTCATGAAACCACTTTATGAACGGCTGGTATTTAATACCGGTGAAGGGCATACAGTTTCACAGACAAGGCCTGCAGTAAGGCGCAGAAAGTTTTCTAAAGGAGTCATCTGATGACTGTAACAAAAACATTAAAAAGTTATCGTGGCATACCTTATGAGGTCGCTAAGCAAAAGCTTCAGATGTGGCTTGATGCTATGGATGCTATCGCAACCGGACAGAGCTATACAATCGGTTCACGTTCTCTTACAAGAGCAAATCTTAATGATATTCAAAGCCAGATAGAGTATTGGAGCTCGATTGTAACGAAATGTGAAAGTGGACATAAAAGTATTTATGTTCAACGTGCTATCCCTCAGGATTTTTAAGGTTGTAGTTTTAAGATGACAGAAAATCAAGTTAAAACAAAACAGCTAAGACAGCTTTCAGGACTGTCACAACGCAAAGTTCTGAACACAGGATACAGCCACTATGGTGCCAGCTATGCACGTAAATCCTTAATTGGATGGATGGCGCATAGCGCATCTGCAGATGAGGACATCGTAGAGAACATACAGACATTAAGAGCACGCTCCCGCGATCTCTATATGGGTGTGCCTCTTGCGACATCTGCAATTAAAGCTGTAAGAACCAACGTAATCGGCTCTGGCTTGATGTTAAGTTCTCATATCGATTACAAAAAGCTGGGACTTACTGAAGAACAGGCAGTTGAGTGGCAGAAGAATACTGAGCGCGAATGGCTCTTGTGGGCTGAAAGTCCTGAATGCGATGCAGCACGTATGTGTAACTTCTACGAGTTTCAGGCTCTGGCTTTTATATCTGCTTTGATGTCTGGTGACTGCTTCGTTGCATTGCCTTACATTAAGCGCACAGGTGTTCCTTATGATTTACGTTTATCTTTGATTGAAGCTGACAGAGTATGTGACCCTGTAGCAAAATTTAAAACAGATACTTCAATTCTTGAAGGTGTTGAAATTGGTCACTATGGAGAGCCTGTAGCCTATTATGTAGCTAAGTATCATCCATATTCAATGCACAGGCCTCTTAACGATGTCATAAACGACTGGAAACGTATACCTGCTTATAGTGGTTCAGGTCGTCGCAATATGCTACATCTGATGTGTGATATTGAACGACCTGGACAGCGTAGAGGTGTGCCACTGTTAGCACCAGCCATTGAAGCTTTTAAGCAGTTAGGCAGATATACCGATGCAGAGCTTGTTGCAGCGGTTGTGAGCGGATACTTCACTGTATTTATTACGCATGACAATCCAGAAAGCGGTGTTGATCCTATGGTATCAACTGCACCTGACGGAAGCAGCTTAGCTGTCAGCGAATTAACCTCAGATCCTGATGACGTGTCTTTATCAAATGGCGGTATTGTAAATCTAGCCGAAGGTGAGCACATCGAAACTTCTAATCCAGGAAGACCAAACACGGCGTTTGAACCTTTTGTTAACGCTATCTGCAGACAGATAGGCGCATCGCTTGAAATTCCATACGAGCTTTTACTCAAGAGTTTTACATCATCTTACAGCGCATCTCGAGGAGCAATTCTTGAAGCTTGGAAGATGTTCCGTATGCGCAGACAGTGGGTTGTCAATCGTTTGTGCCAGCCTGTCTATGAAGAATGGCTGTCTGAAGCTGTTGCAAAGGGAAGAGTTATTGCTCCTGGCTTTTTCTCTGATCCTTCAATTAAAAAGGCATGGTGTGGAGCCGATTGGGCCGGTGATACACAAGGTCAGTTAGATCCTACCAAGGAAGCACAAGCTGCAAAACTTCGAGTTGAAGAAGGTTTTAGTACAAGAGACAGAGAAGCAGCAGAGCTTACTGGTATGTCTTTTGATGTCATCATGTCACAGCGTAAACGTGAAGAAAGGTTAATGCAGGAGAGTGGTATTAAACCTGTATCTTCTGTAGCGCCTG